CTGTTGGTTGTTTTTATTAACATAAAGCGTCATGGTCGCTCGTCGCCGTATTCAGCAGTAATTAACAAACGACCCATTTCATAGTTACCATTAATTTCATTAGATTCAAATTTCAATCTAATTAAACGATGCTCAACACGTAAATCGATTTTGTCTGTATCTGGATTAAAATAATATGGCCCAGAATCTTCTTGCATTGCACCATTAGCAAACTTACGACCTAATATGGTCATTGACATTGTGCCAGTTTGTAAGAAGTTAGGTTCAATACGTCTTAAATGCATACGACGGTTTATACCAACTAATCCATCTTGACTTGGGTTACCTGTTAACCAACTAATATCACTAGTTGTAATGCTAGAATACACAGCAACTTCGCCATTTAAATTGACTTGGTTTTGACCAAACTCATGTTGCCAAATAGCATATCCATTAGTCTGTTGATATACCAAAGAACCAATTGGTACAACACTAGATGTTGCCCCAGTAAATGTGATTAATGTAACACCAGGCGCCCCAATAGTTGAGTTAATAGTATATACCGAAGTGCTTACTTGGAACGTTTGGCTTGATGTAGCTGATAAAGAAAATGTTAAAACACTTCCTGGTGAAAATACAGAAGTCACATCTCCAGAAATATACATCTGGTTATTGGATGGTGCTGGTAAACTAGCTGGATTTGTTATAACAGTATAGGGAGCACTGAATGATGGATTATAATTCCAATCTGCCCATATTGGTGTTGGGAACAATTCAGTAGTGTATCCACAAGAACGTTGAGCTCCAGTTGCTTGTCCGGCATCATACCAAAGCTTATCTTTTACATTATAAATAATAGCATCGGTACATTCTGTAGCCGTGCCTCTAGGATAAAAAAACCAAATCTCATTGTATCTTGGCACTTTAGTTGCCCAGACTTTTTGACGTTGTGTATAATTAAGGTTGTCAAATAGGTAGTTTACGTTCTTATCATTTGGCACTACCACAACGCTACCATTATAAGCATAGAAGCGATCAACACCCATCCAATAATACACGCCGTCCATCTCTACCACCGAGTTCGATGACATGATGGAGATTTGGCTAGAAATAATATCGTAGTTCCAGAACTGACTTGTTGTTGCTGTAGAAGAAGCTGAAGAGTTAAATGAAACACGAATTAAACTATCTGTTGCCCAAAATAAGCCAGCTGGTGCGTTTGTACCACCACGCATTGGCATACCCTTAATAATCTTAGAAGCAGATACGTTAGTTTGGTTGGCTAATGGACCATTCCAATCATAAAAGTTTTGTTGAGCATATGTACTGCTAACGTTATTGTTTGCAATATATCCATGTGAACCATACACAAAAATAAATGGGTACAGTACACAAACGCCACCATCTACGCTAATAGGTTGATATGTTGGATTTTGCCCAGAACTATCTGCTAGTCCACTAAATGTCCAAGTGTTTCCAGAAACGGGCGTAATGTTACCAGCTATTACCTGTGAGGGAACACCGTTGTCAATATCAATTAAATTGTAACCAGGATGAGCAAATACTTGTAGTTGCCCACCTAAAGGGCTAAACTGTGAATCAAATTGCCAAGTAACACGATATGGTCCTAATGCTGGGTCTGGTGTAAATACTGGGTTATTTGCTATCCAAGCTTTAGTTGATGATGGTATAGCACCACTAAACCCAACTACAACACCAGAATAGCCAGAATATCCAGAACCAGACCAACCAGAATAGGACACGCTTGTTGATGTGTAAACTGTTGCAGTACCAGACTGACCAAAAATAAATTTAGTACCAACGGGGAAGTATTGTGTTGCTGTGGTTGGTGACGATACATAACCAGATATACCAGAGTAACCGGATATAAACATCTGGTTACCAGATGTGCCCACTGTTAATGGAACTTGTCCTGGCAATATATTAGCAGCAAAAGGACCACTACCAACACCGTAGTTAATACCACAATTAAATACGTCTAATTCTTTGTAGTTACCAGCAAAGATATAATTAACACCGTTGTACGGTTGTGAAATTAAACCTCTATAAATACCGGTATTACTAGTAAATAAAGTACGATAGCCACCTATCTTTTTTGGGTCGCCACGCTGGAAACGACACCATACACCATCTGTATATTGGTCGTTTTGGAATTGAGTACCATCACGTTTAATCCCAGCCGGTATTGCTAGGCTATAGATTGTAGTATATTGTGAGGTATCTTGTTGTTGATTGTCAGATGCCATTTAAAACGTTCCACCACTAATAATCGTTGCGTTTACTTGACCTTTAATGGTGGTAACTGGCAAAGATAAATTAGTAGCGTTAATGTCAATAATTTCTGTGCCGTTTGCCGCCAATCCTAAAATACTAGTACCAGCTAAATACATACCAGTATTAGTATCATTTAAAAAGGAATATGATGGTGCTGCTGCAGTTCCATTAAGTGCTTTAAATGAAGATGATGAAGATGAATTTAAGATGTATAAGAACGCACCATCACTTAATAATGTATAAGTTTGACCAATAGTCAAAGCAAGTGGTGCTTGGCTACTTCCTTGGTTTTGGAAAGTAATTACATCATTCACATTAGTACAGTTATTTACCATAACATATAACTGAGTAATGGCTGGTAAAGTTACTGCTAATGTTGCATTACGTGTACCAGACTGAGACACATATGTTTCAATAATTGGAGCATTTGAAACTAAGTTTAACGTACCACCAGAAATAGCATCAACGTCATATGTTGCAGATGTAAATACCACATTGTTAGGCGTTACCCAACCAACTGTAATAAAAGCATTTGAACTATAATCAAAAAATATAAATCCAGAATCACCTGGATTAGTACTAATAGATGAATTGTCGTTAATTTTTTGTGGTGATGTTGGTGTAAATGACAATGCACCACTACCACTATTTCTAAAAGCAATAAACCAACCAGGACTTAATGTTGTAACAGAAGGTAATGCAATGTTACCAAGTCCACCAATCCAGTTATATGTTAAAGCACAACTTGCATTACTTAAACCAGGTGCTACAGATACATCAAGGACATTTTGTGTAGTTGCTAGTTGTCCATTAACTGTAGTTAATCCAGCACCAGCCAATGAGGCGGCATCTGCAGAAGATGTGCCAGCACCAAATGTTACGTTACCCCATGTACCAGCTGGTGTTGTATTGTTTTGTAAATAAAAATATTTAGATACACCAGCCGCTATGGTAACAGAATTGCCACCTAAAAAATCTTCTACAACAAATGAATTAGTGCCAAGGTTACGGAATAAAATATCGGCACCAACAGTGCCTTGGTCTGCTTCTGGTAAATTTAATGCTAGTCCAGTCGTTGTAGCAGTACAGTCAATAATACGAGTTGCTGGAGTTTGACCAATACCTTGATTAACAATTGCTGGCCAGTATAGTTGTGTAGTAACACCAAACGAAAGGGATGAATAAGATACATCCGTTGGAGTTACAACGGTTCCTGTAAATGGTGAGGTATAAACTGGTGTAGTCATATATTAAGGTTCCTGAATCGTAGTATTGCGATCTATACGACGTGCATCGTCTTCTTTCTTCAACGCCGTAATTGCATCAGTGTAATATTGTTTCCAAACAGGTAACTTATCTAACGCTTTTAAATAACCTTGTGCTTGTAATAATGCACCATACAACATTGCTTGTGGTGCAATTGCAGTCCATAAATTCTGTTGATTAGTTTCATCTAAAGGTTGTATTTCAGCATAATAGATGATTTCTACTGGATAAGATTGGTTTGGTGCTGGTGCAAAATTCCAATTATTATAATCATAATCTGCATAATATAAAGGCTGACCGCCAGACGATTCAGACAAATACATGGATACATAATCTTGACTGCGTAATAATACTGGCTGACCATTAACCTTCATAGACACAGTTTTACGCCAACGTGACGGTTTATTTAATATTGTTTGATTAGTAGCCAAATTAGTTTCTACAACAATCAATTGCATGTATGTTTTTAACTCAGCTGCAATTGATGATTCAGCTAATGCTATAAGGTTAGGAATCTGAGCAATAAAGTCAGGATCATCACGTTCCATATATTGCTGGATGTTCAACACCAGCGAATCGTAGGTCATTATTACGCTCATCTTGTGTAGTAACTTATATTAGGTTGGAAATAAATTGGGGACTTATCACGGTCTTCTTCACTAGCTTGTAGGAATGCTTTTTCTGCTTGTCCTTCTAAGTATGTAATTCGTGTCATATCTACAC